GGAGAACAGTTATATACTCAAGCACAAGAAGAGATTAACAAATTAGAAGAACAAATTCAACTTGCATATGAGTTGCCTCCTATGCATATGATTGGGTAAAATATGCCGACTAATGTTTACTTTGATACAGGAACCACAAGAGAACAACACCTCTATGAAGATTTAATCATAGAGCAGTTGCGTATCTATGGGCAAGATGTATACTATATTCCTCGTAAACTATTAGGTGAAGATAAAGTTTTTGGTGAAGATACTGCATCCAAGTTTGAAGATGCATATCTGATTGAAATGTATATGGACAACATTGATGGATATGAGGGTGAAAAAGAACTCATGTCTAAATTTGGTTTAGATATACAAGACGATGCAACCTTTACAGTTGCAAGACGTAGATGGGAACAATTTGTTTCAGTTGATAATAATATCATTGAATCAAGTCGTCCAAATGAGGGAGACCTCATTTACTGGTCTAAAGGTAATAAACTATTTGAGATTACTTTTGTAGATAAGGATGACCCATTCTATCAAGTTCACAATCTACCAACTTACAAACTCAAGTGTAAGACATTTGAATATGGTAGTGAACAACTTGATACTGGTATCTCTGATATTGATGCAATTGAAGATGCTAATTCACTTGACCAATTGTCACATCAAATGACAATGGAACAAACTGGAACCTTCAATGAAGGATTCAGATTGGAAGACGGAACAGGTCAAATTGTTCTTGAAACATATGTGTCTGGTGTTATTGCTGGACAACAACTTGTTTCTGAAGATGAGACACACGGTGGTGCCATTGCACTAGAGAATACAGTAGAGGGTGCCGATGCGTCCTATATAATACTGGAAACATATAAAGTGGACACTATTGACGAAAATGCACAGAATGATTTATTTGATAGTGAAGACGATAATGTATTAGACTTCTCCGAATCTAACCCATTCGGTGATGCTGGGATGAGATAATTATGATTGGAAATTACTTTTATAACGAATCGACAAGAAATGTCGTAGTTGGTTTTGGTTCTATCTTTAACAACATTCAGTTGGCAAAGAAAGATAGTGCTGGAAACGTAACACAAACAATGAAGGTGCCACTTGCGTATGGCCCAAAACAGAAGTGGTTGTCAAGACTACAGGAAGACCCAAACCTTAACAAAAAGGTTTCGGTGACACTTCCTCGTATTGGTTTTGAAATCTCTGGTTTGGACTATGACTCTAGTAGAAAATTAAACAAGGTTGTTAAGGTAAAGAGAAAGACAGACGGTGCAGACAATGAACAGTTAAAATCTGGTTTCATGCCTGTTCCTTATAATGTTGGATTTGAACTTTACATTATGGCAAAGAACTCAGATGATGCATTGCAGATTCTAGAACAAATCTTACCTTACTTTCAACCAGAATATACAGTGACTTTGAGAGAAGTCCCAGAACTGGATATCATTAGAGATGTTCCAGTAGTATTAAACAGTATTGGTTATGAAGATAACTATGAAGGTGACTTCACAAGTCGTAGAGCAATTATCTACACTTTGACGTTTACTGCAAAGTATTATCTATACGGGCCTGTCACTTCACAGAACATTATTCGTTCTGTTCAAGTTGACCAGTATAGTGACTTACAGGTAAATGCACCTAAGAGAGAACAGAGATACACGGTTGAACCTGCTCCGGCAGATGTTTCCCCTGCTGATTGGGATACGGATGATGGAGACTTTGGATTTAATGAGACTACCTCATTCTTTGAAGATGCAAAAAATCATGACCCTGTAACTGGTGAAGATGCATAAATATAGGTAAATACCAAAGGATTAACGTCAATGGCAATTAGAAAAATTATCAAGAGAGCGACAGACGCACTTTTCACAAACCCAGAGTTTGATGGAACAGAAGCGGCTCGCATAGTTAAAGGAACAACTGGTGAAAGGGCAAATGTCGAAGCCGGTGACCTAAGATTTAATACGACAACTTCTTTAATGGAGTATTACGATGGGGTTGCATGGAAGTCGATTGATGCTCCTCCTATTGTTTCTAGTATTTCACCATCAAACATTGCAGACTCAGATTCTTCTGTAGATATCGTAATCAC